TTTCCCGCCTTGGCCTTCTTGGGTGGCGCTTTGGCCTTTTTCTTGCCCCATGCGTGTACTGGCATGGATCCATCGTCCTTCGGAAACCCGTGTTTTCCGTGTTTCTTACCATTGGACGGCCCCGCCATCATGGCCTCGACCGCCTCGATGACGGATTCCCCCACTTTCCCGCCGAGGATCTTCTCGACCTTTCCAGCATAGTCGAGGATGTCCTTCGGCGTCTTGATCCCGGCCTCCAAGAGCATAAGGGACCGCGCATGACCGATGCCGGGGATCTCGCAAAGAGCGACGGCGTCCCAAGGAACCCGGTACTTGATCCGCACCAAGAGCCCATTGATGATGTGTCCCATGCCCAGTTTGGTCGCCGAATCCACAAAGGAAAGAGCCGCACGGATGCGCTCCGCGTCCGATTGGAGGTTGAATCCAGCGAACCGGATTCCCGAGGGTACGTCGTTCCAAGGGAGTTCCTTGATCGGGCGGAGGCAAGCGTATGCGGCCGAAACCCCGATGCCCACGGTGCTGACCATCAAGTCCGGAAGATAGGACCGCACCGCGTTGGCGACTCCCGCCTCAAACCCCTGACAATCCTTCGGGATATAGTCCGTCATTCCGGAAGGGCAATTCCCGATTGCCCACGCCAAGACCGCATCCGGAATCATCTCCCGGTTGGTTCCCGAAAACGTGTTCTTGATTCTCGTGAAGTTCATGTACCACGCCAGAATGTCGAACGGATCGAAGTAGAAGTTCGCCGCCGCCCGGCCGAGGGCGGTTGCCTCCCACTTGCCGTCCTCGCTGACAACGGCCTTGGCGGATATGAGGCGGTCTACCACCGCCTCCGGGGAGACGGTCGCCCCTTGCTTGAAGGCGAGGGTCTTCTCAAACCACGCCTTCAGTTCGCCTTCGTTGTGAATGCGGTCCTTGGCGATCCCCGCCACTATATGGAAGGCGAGGTTCCCCACCTCGTGGAGTTGCGACTTCGCCGGGGGAGGTAGGAGTAGCCGTTGCTTCCATTGCTCTTGGGCGATGCTCGGAAGAATGAAGAAGGCGTCCCCTTCCGGATCGAAACCCGGCCTTCCTGCCCGTTCGGACATTTGGATCATATCCCGCACTTCCACCTCTTGCCTCCCCCGGTGGACGCCGCAAACGACCACGTTTCGGGCGGGGAAGTTGCACCCCGCCGCGACCGTGGAGGTTGCGATCAGGATGTTGAGATCCCCGTGCGTGAACTCCTTTTCCAACGTCTTCCGTTCCACGAGGGAGAGGTCGGCGTTGTGGAACCGCGCCGTGATTCCCGCCTCCTTGAACATCTGGTGGAGTCTCCATCCCGCGTTCTTGGTGTGGACGAAGGCGATCCACTTCTCGGTCGGCTTGGACCGGACCGTGTTGAAAGCCGTCGCGATGCACTCCTGCTCATTGATGAAGTAGTTGTGGCCCCCGAGCATGTACGCATAGGGAATGTAGTGCTTGTGGAGCGGTTGGGGCCTCCACGGGGATTCGATGAGAAAGGTCTTGCGGGCGTTCAGGCGCGTAAACCACTCCGCGTACTCCTTGGCGTTGGGGAGGGTCGCGCTTGCGGCCACGATGCGGCACTTCTGGGTTTGGAGGAAAAAGTCTACGAGAGCCGCTTCCTCCTTGTGGCCGCGCTCGTCAGAGGCCACGTGATGGATTTCGTCCAACGCGAGAAGGGTAACCCCCTTGATCCACTTATTGGACGCCACGTTTCGGATCGCCGAGCCGAACGCCTCGGGAGTCATAAGACGGAAGGGCTTGGACTCCAGTTCCCATTGCTTCTCGTCGGGATGGTCGCCCGTTTTGACCACCATCTTCCCGGCGAAGGGATGCCCGGGGCGGCTCCAATCGTCGAACTTCTGTTCCACGAGGGCTTTCGTGGGAGTGATGTACACGCCGTCCCCGGCAATCGCCATCGAGGTTTCGAGAAAGAAGGTCTTGCCCGAACCCGCTGACGTAGCAACGAGGATGTTCTCGTCCCGATCCAATGCGGGCCACCCCGCCTCTTGGATCGGGTTGGGATCAAACGGGAAGTCGATCCCTGTCTTCTTCTCGATTTCCTTTTTGAGTTTCGTATTAGGCATGGTCCCCTCCACGAATACTTTCCCACTTCGTCCACCTACTGTGCTTTATCGCCTCTAAGACAAGGCCGTTTGCCGGGGGAAACGCCTTGGCCTTGATTTTTGCCGCCTTCTTGATGATGGCGACAGCCTTGTCGAATTCCTTCAACGAAGTTTCCGGGGCACCTTTCCGGAGAAAGTAGGATGGGTGATACACCGCCGCCCCGAAAGGAAGGAGGCTATTCAAGGGAGCAGTAACACCGAAAGTTCGCTTCGCGGTATCCCCGAGAAGCACGTACGCCCGGCGCTTGGCGATGGAAAGGATTTGATTCAAGTGGGAGACGCAGACCGACACCTCTTCGGGAGTCGGCCTTCGGTTTTTGCCCTCCTCGTCGGTGGGTCGGCAGAGAACGGGGTTCACGATGAGGACGAACTCGGGCTCAAGCCCCGCCCCCTCGATCATGGAGTCGAGCAAAACCCCCGCCCTTCCCACAAAGGGCGTCCCATAGCGGTTCTCCTCCTCGCCGGGAGCCTCCCCGATGAATACGAGGGGGGCCTCCAAGTCCCCCCTATAAAATACCTTTTTCTTGCGCTTGTCGCCCAACGGGCAAGCCTCGCACTCGCGCCACCTGTTGTAGAGATCAAGGAAATTGTTGCTACCAACAATCTCCTCGGTATTTATGAGGTGGGGTTTCGCCTCAAGAAAGCGGCACAACGGGTGTGCCCAGCGAAAGTACTCTCCAAACCCCATCGAATGGAACCCCGGTAGGACGGCCAACTTCTCGGTCCGTTCGCCGTCCTCGTGACACACGAATGTCACAGCGGTAATCTTCATTTTTTCCTCCTTGTGGCACTCCGATGGGTGTTGCGGCTTTTATCTTACCCGCTCGCGGTTTGCTTGTCAAAGGAAAAGAGGGCAAAAAAGAACCCGCCGGGTCCGGCCCCGGCGGGCTCGGTGAGCGTTGCCGACGCAACGCTTCAGGAGGTTAGATCAAACCGATGAGGAAGGTGAGAAGCATCCGAGCCCCGAGTTCCCCCACGGCCGTTGCGATGGCGATGGCCGTTTTCGTCCAGTCGATGTTCGGAGCGTTGAGGATGTTCCCGGCGCTCCCCGCCACGCCATTGATGAGGGCGTCCGGGTTGGCGGTGTTGCGGATGAAGAACTCCTGAGCCTCGCGCTCCTCCCCTCTTCCGAGCATCCCGAGGTACTCCATCACGTTGTCCTTGCCGAGCGCGATGAGACCGTCCTTGTTCTGCTCGAAAACGTCGATCATCCCGAGGGCGGCTTGCCGGGTCGCGGAATGCTTCGTTTTCGCGGCACGCTCCCGCATCTTGGTGGCGAGTTCATCGAACCAGTCCATGTTCCATCCTCCCGCTTCCGCGCCTTCGATCAAGCGACCTTTTTGGTCTCGACGAGGGCCGCTTCCACCTTCAACTTCAGGATCTCGTCGGGGATGCTCTTCGCCGCCGGGATGTAGACCTTGAGAAGCGCAAGAGCCTTGTCCATCTTGAGAGCACCCTTCGGGGCCGCGCTCTTGGGATCGTCCCAATGCGAGGCCCACCACTCGACCCAAGCGACGACTTGGGGAATCACCACCGAGATCAAGTCCTCAAGGTGCATCTTCTGAACGACTTTCTGGTTTTTCAACCAGACGATGAAGAAGGGGGAGATCCCGGCGAGGATCGCCGCGAGCCCGGTGAACACGATTGTGAGGATGATTTTCCAGTCCATGAAAACCTCCTATGCACTTCTTCGTTGCCTACTCGGCGTCGGGCTTCGCGGTCTCGTTCTCCCCGATCTTGTAGTCCATCGCGGCCCACGCCTTTTTCTGGGACTCGATCATGCGCTTGTCTTGGTCGGCCGTGGTCTTGCCGTCGGCCATGAGTTCGCAGTACCGCTTGGTCCGCTCGTAGTTGAGGTGGATCTCGTCCTTCACCTCTTGGGACACCGTGGGGCACCCCATGAGGGACGCGGCAAGCACCACCAGCATCAAGAGAGTCAGGGCTTTACGCAAGGAACACCTCCATTGATGAGTTTCTCCGGGTCCGTCTCGTCCTTGAACTTGGCGACTTCGTTGTGCTTGGCGGGTTTCGCCAAGGCGGACGTTGCGAACACGGCCCTCACAGCAACCTTTGCCGCGTCGGGGGCAACGCCCATCGTCTCCGTGACCACCTTGACCGCCAAATCTTCCTTGAACTTGGCTTGCGCTTCGGGGCTACTGAATACTTGGTGCTTGGCGGCCTCCTCGGCGTAGAAGATGCCCTTGGACGCCACGCCGTTCAGGAGGGCTTCCCACTCCGATTTCTTCTTCTCGTCCCACCCGAGTTTATCCCCGACCTTGTTCACACCATACTTCACGAGGAGGGCGAGGAGGCCCGTGCTCACCATGACGGTGAGGATCTGGACGACGAGATTGATGATCGCTTCCTTGTCCATGTTCCCCTCCTCGCTTCCCTTCGGCCCGAGGATTAGAACCTCGTCAGACTACCCAAGGCCCCGAAGGGTGTGGCGTAGCCACGGCCTCTACCACGAGTGCGCCGATCCTTCGATGTCGGTGAACTCCTCGTATCCGAGGACGAGGATCTCGTTGGCCTTGTCCGAGCCCGTTCCGCCCATCGTGAGCCTGTAGCCGATGTTCTGCTGGTCGTCGAGATCCACCCATCCCGTGTCCCTGGCGATGTGAAGAGCGCCGATGCCCGTTCCCAGTTCGTCGGAATGCGCCTTCAACTTCGCATCGGCGTTCCGGAACGCCCCGGGCGTGTCGTGCCGTTGCATGTTCGCGGCGGGCGTGTTGAACGGGGGCATGAGGTAGGTGGTCGCCGATCCCTGTCGCCCTTGCGCCCTCGCGCACATGAAGGCTCGCATGGAAGTCGGCGGAACCCTTTCCGAAAGGGTGAGGTCGCCCGTAACGTCGAACGGGGGCGCTCCGGGCGCGGGTTGTGTGACGATCTGGGCCAACTCGTACTCCACGTGGTTGTTGTGCTTCCGGAACGCCACGATATTCCAGCCCGCCGCCGCGTTGAAGAACGTCCCGAGGAAACGGTAGTGCGTGTACCCGGCGAAGGCGGCATGCACGAGATTCGGGCCAACGGATGGCGGGCGCGGCGTGCCAGCAGGGTTACCCTCGGAGTAGACCAGATTGAACACGCCCGTGGACGGCTTGTAGATCAGATAGATGTAGTAAAACCGATCCGCCCCCGGCGGAGGGTTTCCCGCGTCCGCTTGCCCAAGGCCAACCCCCAAGCCTACCGTGAGGGAGAGGGGAGAACCCGGTTGAATGTTCGCCCATGCGGCGGCGGGACCGACACCCTGCTCGATCATCCTCCCTTGAAATTGGTGCAATCGGATGATCTGGGTCGGGTTGGCGTCGTCCACCGCCATTTCCAGCGTTTCGGAGCGGCTCATGTAGGTGACCGCCCCCGCCAAGAGCGCGTTCACATCGGCGACCAACGTGGGATCGACTTGGTGTTGGTGCGCTCTGTCGGAGTACTTTCCCGACGCACCCGCGACGGGTGGCCCCGTGCGCGTGGTGTTCGTGGGAAGAACCGCATCGGTGTTCAGAGGGTGTACGTGGTCGATCCCGATGCGCTTCATGTTCGATCCGGGGGACGCCACGCCGTCCACGAGGAGTTCTCCCGCGAGCCCGAGTTGGGGATGCCACATCACGCCCCTGATGTCGGTGATGTCGGCGTCCACGATGGACACCGCCCCTACGGGCTCCGTGATGAGCACGTAGGCCACGGGGAAGGCGTTAGCGGGGATGGAAGGTCCGCCGAGGCCGGGCGCTCCCGTGTAGGGAACGACGGGGAGGGCCATGACCGTTCCCTGGAGGATGACGGGTAGCGCGTCCTCCTTGAGGTACACGAGGTCGTAACGGTAGTTTCCCACCGCCACGCCCGCGTGAACCGGGCCGGATTGGAGGGCCTTGAGGTAGGGCACTTTCGTGCCCGAGTTGAAGAACACCCCGGCGTCGATGTTGATCTGATCGGGGGTGGCAGTCTCCGCGTAGGGGCGGAACCAATCCGCCATCCCGATCTGGAGTTGACGCCTGTTGAGTTTGTCAATCGCCATCTCATCCTCCCGTTAGAAGCGGAGGTGTCTGAAGTAGCACACATCTCCCGCGACGAGCGTGAACGCGATGAGGTTCACGCCCTTGTTCAAGCCGATGACCGCCTCGGTGTACTGCCGCGTGGGAACCATGCGCTGGCCTTGGAGGAAGAACTCCAAACGCTTCGCGCCCACCACGAAGTCGATGGGCACCACGACCGACGCCTCTCCGCCAGCCGCCACGAAGATGTAGTCCTCGATGGTGCCCGTGCTTCCCACGAGGGTGATCCCCGTGATCCCCGGGGCCGAAGTGTCTTGGACGCGGAACACCACGAACCACGAGAACTGGAGTTGGAACGAGTTGTTCTTGGCGATGGAGAACCCGGCCTTGCGAGCGAACATGACTCCCGCGCCGAACGGTCCCGTGTAGAGCCCGGCCTCCGTATAGATGAAGCCGTTTCCCTCGGCCGCGAGCCACGTGGAGACACAGTTGACGATGTTTTGGCTCACGGTGATGGTACTCGCCTTCCGTTGTCCAGTCGTTTGTTGAAGGGTGGTGTCGGAAAGCGTGGGGGCGTTGGGCGGGGCCGGGTCGCCGAGTTCGATGTAGTTGAAGGGCGAGTTGGGGAGGCCCGCCGCCATTGCCGCCATGAGGTTCTGGGCTTGCGTCACTACGAGGTTCTTTCCGGGGAGAACGTCGCCCTGGACGACGACCTCTTCCTCGCCCGTGGGCTCTTCCGTTCCGGGCTTGACGTACACCTTCTTGACGACGAGGAAGCCCTCCACCTTCGGCCCCTCGTCCATCGAATGGTGGCCGAGCGTGGGTTTCTTGGGGTCGGGAACGCTCATCTTCGCCGGGCGAATCCGAGCGAGTAGCCCAGCGCGGAGTCTGTCCTTGCCTTTCATGCGGAATCTCCTATCCGATGATGACCGCGAAGCCCGTCTCCGGAAGGGCGTGTTGCACGATAACCCGGTTGAACGCCGGGCTCACTTGTTGGATGTCGGACGGCAGGATGAGGTGCCACGTGGCATCGAAGCATTGGACGGTGACCGGAGTTCCGAGGTTGTGATCGATTGTCCAAGTCACCGCCGCCGGGGCGATGGGAACCAAAACTTTGTAAGGTGCCGCCGCCCCCGACTCAAGATGCTGAAGCGCCGTGACCCACCCGCCGTTGAGGAAGAACTGGAGTTTGATGTTGGTCACATCGTCCGCGAGAACCCGGTGCATTCCTTCCCTCGGACTCGGGGGGTAGGCCGGGTCCGTGGTGATGAAGGATTGCGCGAGCCACCCGAGGTTCTGACGTACGACGCTCGAAAGGAGCGCCGACTTCGTTGCGGGCGAATCCCACAAAAACTCCGGTTCGTAAGGCCCCATTTCAGAACTCCTTACCACACGCCGTCATGCGGTTGCGCGGGCGTGCTGGTTATGAACATTGTATCATCGGCGGGCCAAACAATCGCCGCTTGGTCTTCGATGAAGAGGTACTGGAACCCGTCCGAGCGGACGATGTGCAACCAATCTTCCTCCGAGACCGGGCCGAGATCCGCCGCGTAGAAATCCGTCTTCGCCGTGTGAAGGTCGATTCCCATCGCATCCGGGCTCACCTGGGGCTCGTCGTTGGCGAAATTGTCCACGTAGTCCGTGTCCTCGTAAACCAGGGTGAGGTGTCGGAGGAGCACGTGGATCGGCCGAACCTCGTCCCACCGCGAGAGGATGCTCCGGACGAAGGAGGCGTCCACAACGGGGGCGGGAGGCCCGGCGATGGGGATCAGGTAGAAGTCGAGATCCGCACGAGCGGCGTGGTACGGATACTCGTCCACGACCTTGTCGTAGTCGGCCGTGACCGGGCCTGCCGGGGGAGCCGCGAAATTGATGGTGTAGGCCCCCGTGAGGTACGTGATCGTTCCCGTCCCACCCTGGTTTCCGAGGAGGTTGCCTTCCCCGTCATCGCGGAACGTCTCCACCCCGTCCGTGGCGCGGAAGGAGGTGGGCCGCACGGGAGGGACCGCAAGCGTGCCCGAGGGGATCGTGGCGAGTGCTTCGCCCGCGACGGCCACCACAACCGGGTAACGGGACCGGGCGTACCGATCCTGCGCCTCGTGAATGTCCTTCTTCCAAAGGGGCCAAGGCACCACCTTGAAACCCGTCATGCGGTAGAACGCCACCCAAGAGATTTCCTTTCCCCTGATCTTGTTGAGCGAAACAATGGCCTTGACCGTCTCGCGTTGCTTCTTTTCCGACAAGCCCTCCTCAAGCGGGTGCCCGAGGGACTCCGCCATCATGGGGAGGAACTTGGCGGGACACAGATCGGGATCGCGGAGTTGCTTGAGGTCGTTCAACTCGATGAGGTCTTGGTAGTCCTCCTCCTCAAGAACCCAGAACAGGGATTGGTACACCGGGACGTACCCCGAGCGGTCCCAAAAGGCGACGATGGGGTTGTCATCGTCCCACACCTCGATGTCAGCATCGGGTTCGTCCCAATGGTCGAGGAACGTGATGTGGCCCGTCTTCTTGTCTTGCTCGATGATCTCGGGCAAGAGAAGATTGTAGAGGTCCGGCCTCGCGAGGATCCTCACCGAGGTCGAGTTCAAGCCGACCAACCACGGACTGAAAACGGTCACGTTCCCCTCCCCGCCCGCACGCGGTAGAAGTACGTCCCGTCTTTCCTCCCGCGCACGATGAACGAGGTGTTAGTTCCCCGATAGATGGTCTTGGCATCCCCGAACGCAGGAGAAGTCGCCTCTTGCAACTCGTAAACCGTGACCCCCGCCACGGGGCTCCATGTGAGCGTGTACGTGCCCGACCTGGAACTCGGCGGAACCGTGAAGGTCGTGGGAACGTCGGGGGGAAGCACTTGAATGGGGTTGTCCCCCTCAAGCCACGGCCCCACGTTGTAGGCGTTCACGCCCCTGACACGATAGTAGTACGTTCCGATGGGCTTGTCCGCAACGGAATACGAGCGCACAACCCCGGAGTACACGGGAATGGCGTCGGAGAAGTCCTCTTGCGTGGCCTCCTGCAACTCGTAGTAGTCCGTGAGGACCGCCGTTCCCCACGTGATTTCATAGGCTTGGGTACGGGTGCTCTCGGGGACAACGATGTAGCCCACATCGCCAGGAACCGGGGCGTAGGCCGTAAAGGGGAATGTCCCCGCCACATCGTCGTAGGTTACGAGGTTGCACTCCATCTCGACGCGGAACCAGTAATTTCCCGTGGGAGCCGGGAAGATGTCGATGGGGATGTTGTACGCCGTTCCCGCCGGGGTTCCCACGGCCGGGAAGGAGTAGAGGGCGTCGGAGGACAGAATTGTGGCGTCCGTCCAAGGACCGTATTCCGAGGTGGAGTATTGAACCTTCTTGAGTGTTACCGGGAGCCCGCTGTCGTTGTAGACTTTGCCGCTCAAATCCCCCTTGTTAGAGACGGGGCGTTGGACGAAGTTGTCCGCACGAACAGCCACGGCCCCCACGGAGTTTATGGAGATCGGCGTGACGAAACGGTGGTAAGCGTGGTATTGCAACGCAAAGAACATTATTGCGGGACCGTTTTGGCGCTGGTACGAACCGCCCGCCAACGGGTTGAAGAAGGCGACGAGGGCCGGAATGCGCCCGTAGGACGCGGACGTTCCCGGCGTGAAAAACGCCAGGAGAGCGCCTTGTTGCACAGCGTATGAGTTGTTGTACGCCATTTAGGTTCTCTGCGTATCAGTATAAAGTTCCGCGATCCCGGTCTTCGACGCCCCAAGGTCCGTGATGTGGTCCCAACAGAATTTGTGTTGGACGCCCCCCACGAACTTGCCCACGGTCCCCGCCCCGCTCACGGCCAAGTTGGAGAACCCCGGCTCTTGCCCGAGAGCGCACCCGGAGATCACCCAGAATCCCGTTCCGTAGTAGCCGTACATCAGGATGTACATGGGCTGGGTGAGCGTCGGAGGAGTCGCTGGGGTGAGATCCACCGGAGTCCCCGCCGGGTTCTTCGTGATCGTGATAACCCCCGCTCCGCTTCTCGAAAGCCGGATGATGTCCCCGTTGGCGACCGTGAAATCGGCGGAGAACGTCATCACGTTGTTCAGGCTCTCGTAGTACCCCCGGACGTAGAGGGTGCCCACGTTGCTCTTCCACACCCAGAAGCCGAACTCCTCGGACGGGCAAGTGCGAACGCACCCGACGAGGCAGTTTGTGGGCGTTGCGCTTCCGAGAGCGAGGTTATTGATGTTCGACAACGTGAAGTCCACTTGGAACTCCCCGCGCATGAAGAAGCGGCCTTTCAACCCAGCCCCGAGGTTGGTTGTGAGGGCTTTCAAGTCTTCCCCGAAATGGATCGAGCCGCCTTGCTCCTTGATGACGGTGGTGAGCAAGGAGTTCACCGTGTTGGCCCCGAGGTCGCGTACCGAAGTCGGGAAACTGTCAAAGCACGGGTAGTATTCCTCCCACAGATTCGGGTTTACGATGCTGTCATCGAAGTCGTCGGAGAGAAGCGCGAGCGTTCCGTACCCCGCCGGGCGAGTGGAAAGAGCCAGGACGCCTTCCGACCCGACTCCCGCTTTCTCGGTGCATTGCGGATACGGAGGAGGTTCCGTGTACTGGAAGCGGTAACGCGGGTCGATGTCGGCGGTCCCGCCAACGTCATTCCCGTCAAGATCGCAAGTCTCGATTCGGGCATCGATGTAGTTGGACGGAATGGTGTCCGCCGCCGACTTGAACTGCGACGACTTCGCCGCCGGGTCGTAAATTACGCCGCAATAGGCGAACAGGATCTCTCCGCCGGAATCCTCGGGAAGCGCGGTGAACGGCGCTTCCTTGAACTCCCAGCATTCCCAGCCTGCCGTTCCGTTTCCCGTCCGGAAAAGGAACACTTGCTCGACGTTGGGGATCTCGTCGCGGACCTCAAACATCTTGGCGTAGTTTTCCGTCGAGGCCGTTTGCCACGCGGCGGGAAGCCACGCGGCTGTCCGGTCTATCGAAGCGCCCGTGGAGAGGTTGAATTCAAACAACTTCATCTTTGGAGTAACGGACGAAGCATTGGCGCTCAAGACAATGAACAGTTTTCCATTGAACTTGAAGAAGGCGACTCCGGTAGGGTACACCTGGGCGTAGTTCGCGATGGTCGCGTGTACCGTGGGTGTCCCCACGAGCGTCCACGACCCGAGAGCCCAGACATAAAGGCGGAGTGTCGTCGATGGAACATCGATGTTGTACGTGTACAGTTGACCCGCGCACTCACAGATGCGCCTGCTATTGGTAAATGCCACTCCCGCCAAAGAGGGCGGGGTCGTGAAGGGGTACGCCCATTGATACAAGGTGGGCACGCCGCTCACAACGTCGAGCGCGTACACCGTGGATCCGATAACAACGTAGTCGTGGGCGTAGAAGGTAAGGGCTCCCGTTGTGCCAAAACTACTTGTCTTCTCCGGGGTCGTAGACCATCCCTGGTTGCTGTAATCCCACAAACCAAGCCTGTCGTAGACCGGAATGTGCCGAAGCATGGCGCTCCGGTAGAGCGCCTGCTCAAACTCCTGCACTTCGTGGTTATACTTCGCCCACCCACGGGTTCCACTACTATAGGAACCTACGGGCATGAAAACATTTCCGTTCCAAACGAACCCCATTTTGACGTACTGATTGATGGCCGTCGGGTTGTTCAGATAGTGGTTCCGCATGTTCACGGCAACGTGCCCGCCGCTCTGCACCTTGAGAAGCGTCCCGGCTCCGACCGCCGCCCGGTACGTCGAAAGGATGATCGTATGATCGAGGGACATCGAATCCTCCTTTAGAGGTTTATCTCTTTCTCAAGTTCCGTAGCGATCATGCGGCCGAGCCCGCCGATTTGCAAGTCATCCACCGGGAGATCCCGTTCGTTTGCCTGTAGCCACGAGTCGTAACTGATGACAGGAGTCCGTCCGGCCGGGACGGGACCACCCGTGAGCCCTGACACGATGTGGCCTGTGGTGTGGTCGAGCCGATCCGTGGGGTAGGCATTGGCGGGAGTTCCCCACACGCGCCCCTCGTTGTCGGCGTAGAGGAAGAAATCGTGGCCGGGACCGCCGAGAGTCTTCACATACCACACGAAGGCGGAGTAAAGGAACTGGGTCACGGGCGAAACGACGGCGTTGACCGTCGTGGGCTCCCCGGCTTGCGGGGCGCTCTTGAACTCGATCTGTCCGTACCCGTTGGCGTAGCGAATGTAGGATTCCGAATAGTGCTCCGCATCGAGGCCGTCGAGGTGCTCTTGCCAGTTGTCAAAAACATCTCGGAACCCCGAAGCCGCCCACGCCGTCGAGAAGTCGAGGCGGATCTGGCCCTTGTACTCGGAGGCGGGTGCGATGGTGGGGAACCACAACGCCGGGTTCGTGGGCTGGAACGTGAACACCTTGGTCGTGCCGTCCGGGGCGGGCGAGATGGTCATGGGGCACACGAGGCCCGTGGACACCGGAGGCGCGTTCCACTTGAAGGACACGGTCCCTGCTTCGTAGTCGATGACGTTGGTGTACGCCGGGTCAACGTCCCCGAAGATGTTGCCCTCGCCGTCATCGAACGCCACGAGGGGAGCCAAGCCGTAACCGCCGAGGAAGAAGCACCGCCCGGGAACGATGGGCATCAGGTCGCTCGGGATGTTGAACGCAACCGTTTGCCCCGTCACCATGCCGCGAGGCGGGCGCTTCACGATGGGGTTGTACTCCGAGACGAGATCCACGGAGGCGATGGATCCGCTCGTTTCGAGGTTCTCGATCCAGTCGAGGTTCGCCACGTAGCGGGCCGTCACGAAGATGGGCACGTTCGTGGCGGGCGCGGAAGCGAGTTCCACGGAGAACACCCCCGTGTCGTACTGGATCTGGTTCGTCGCCAGGGGATTGATGTCCCCCGTGAAGCCGCCTTCCCCGTCATCGGCCGCGCTTTGGGACGGCGTGGTTTGGCTCGGCTCATCGATCCGGACGCTCCCAGCCACGATGTCGAGGCCGTCGGGCTTGACGAGCCTTCCCGACACCACGGCGCTCGATCCGTCCCCCGTGTACGTGTTGAGAATCTTGATGGTTCCCGTGACCTGGGTGATGACGGCGCGGTACACCCCGTCCACCTTTTGGATCACGGAATAGAGTTGGGAGAGGGAGAGATCGTCCCCCGGCTTGACGAGGGCGGAGTCGAAATACGATTGGAGCGTGGTCTGGATGTTGGCGAACACCGTGTCGGCGTAGTAGCCGCTCTTGAGGGAAACGTCAATGGCGATGTCGAAGTAGATCACAGTCCCGTCTACCATCGAGTAGTAGACGCATGCGATCCGCTTGGAGTTCATGTAGGCGAGGAGGGCTTTCTTGAGAGCGGTTCCCGCCGCCGCAAGGTGCCCGTCCTCGTCCCGGCTCCACACCGCGATCTGAACCTCGTTCTTCTCGGGCTTGCTTTGCTTCAACTTGGCGGAGGTGTAGGCCGGGGCACCGTAGAATGGGTCGCGGTACGTGGAACCGAGCGCGTTGTGGTCGGCGACCGTGACCGCCCTCTCGTTCGACTTGGCGTAGTCAGGAGCGTAGTACTTCGCGTGGTCGAGGGTTTCCCTCGGCTCGCCCCCGGAACCCGGCTCATAGTTGTAGAGGCGGACGCTGATTTCCTTTCCGTCCGGAAGGAACCCGCGAGCGGTGGTGTCAATGGCCCCGATGGACACGTTCCCCCGCGTTCCACCCCCGATCCGGTACGTGGCGACGATGCTGGCCCCGGTGGGCGGGATGAGCCCCGTTTGGCTATCCCCGAAGGTCAAGACCCCCCGGTCATCGTCATCGTAGCCCACTTGAAGACGCCGCTGGGAGCCCGTGATGTGGTAAAGAAGGTCGATGCGTTGCCCCGTGCCGGGAGCAGAACCATCCGCCCCAAGCCCGAAGGCAAGGGTGGTCACCCCGTCAACGTCTTGGGTGAGGATGAACTCCTTTTCCGCCCCCGTGAAGATGTCCACCTGGAGCCACGGCTCTCCGTTCACGAGGAGGATGGGCGCGTCCGCGTCCTCCGGGTCGATGATGGCGTTCAGGAGGGAAAGCGTGTAGGTTTGCCCGTCCGCACCGTCTCCCGTGAAGCCGTCTCGGCCGTAACCGCTTCCTTCGGCGAAGATCACCGATTGGACGATGCCCCACTCTACGCCCCCCACCGTGACCCGGAGGCTCCCGTGGACTACGTTGGTCCGCGTGAGGAGGTACTGTTGCCACGGCTCTCCGGTCCCCACGAAGGTGTCTTCTTGGGTTTTCCCCTCCGAAAGGGCGATGATCGCGTCCGTGGTTTCGTCGGGCCAGACGGCCTTGCTCGCGGGAATCACGGTGTCTTGCGGCACCTCGAAAACGAGGTCGCCCACCGTGACGAGGGTTCCCTGGCGAAGGGTGACGGGAACGGTTTGCATGGGTTGGACGTAAGCGCGAACCGCCACCGAGGCGCTCGTGGCCGGGCGGAGGGTGTAGGAGAGTTGCTTGCAGATTTCCCGAGCCGCCTCCCGCGTGTCGCACGTGGAGAGGAGGGAGTTAATGGCGAGGCGGTTGTAGTAGAACGACCGCTGGCCGTGCATGTACGAAAGTGCCGTGATGCACGCTTGGGCGATGCCCGCCTTGGCGGCGTCCTTGAAGTCCTCGGGAAACCGGGTCCGAAGCAACTTATTGAGGGAGCGAAGCACGCTCTCCTGCGTCCGGTCGGTGTACGTAACTTGAGGAAGCGTACTCATGCACCCGCCTCCGCTTTGTTGAACACCACGGCCGTGGAGAGAACCCGCTTCATGGGATCGCTTTTTCGCACGAAAGAAATCTGGACGCCCACGACATGCTCGGAAAGAGTCGAGACCGTGACTCCGACAACTTGGATGCGCGTCTCCTGCTCGGACAAATCCTTCGCGGCATAGTACATGATGAGTTGTTGCGCGATTTCGTCAAGGGGTTCCATGACGAGTTGCCAGAGAAACGATCCCACCGTGGGGTCGCACCGCCATGAACCCTTGGGCGTCGATAGGATGTTCTGGATGCTTGTGGCGATCACCTCGTCGTCGGACTTCGGGCCGAGAGCCCCCATAACCCCCTTTCGGAGGGGGTAGGCGGGTCCGGTCCAATTTTTCGTTTGTATGCTCGTCTGTAGTGGCATTGTTGCTACCGACAATTATCCAACCTTCACCTTCGTTGACAGCACGGTGGGTGGCAAGGGAATCGTTGGAACCGAAGTAGAACTCGGAACTGTTGGGGCAACCCCCACAAAGGGATGCGTGTGCGTGTCGAACGCCGCCTTGAGGAGCGTCCCCAAAACAGCGGGTTGCGTAGCCCCTTGTCCGATCTCGATAGCGACGGCCTCCACAACCATCTTGGCAAGCGCCTTGAGAAGACCTTGCCCGCTCGCCGCATCAAGTTCCAACTTGTCCCCAGTAGGGGTTTGGATCGTGAGTTTGTTCGCCGTCTCGTCGAGAGACACCTTGAAGCCCGCCGGGGTTACGGCCTCGATCTTCTTCGCGACCTCGTCGATGGACACGGAGTACAGGCTCGGAGACTTGATCTCCGCCTTCTTCACACCATCGTTTTCATCGACTCCGATGTACCAGCCACCGGGCGTCTTTCGGTAGAACCCCTTGGGTTCCGCCCCGGGGGCACCCGCCACCGCCATTTCGGCCGGGCCTTCCCCGGTCCCGTACCATCCACCGAGCCACACGGGGTACTCGGGATTTCCCTGACGGAAGATCACCCACACGCCCGCCCCGATGGAAGGAACCCCATCGTCCCCGTAAGTAGGCCCCGCGAGGGGGAAGCACGGAAGCGCCCACGGGAGATCGACATCGGCGATCTCCTGCGCGGTTTCGTGCAAGGTGTGGACGCGGACCTTGAGTCTCCGCCGCCCGAGCGGATCCTTATTGTCCACGACCTCCGCTTCCCACACGCCTGGACGAGTGCTCATTCCATCGGCCTCGCCGTGATCGTCGTCGTTTGCACCGGACTTGTCCCGTTGCTCAAGCCGACGAGGTAACTGTCTTCCCCAGGAACCGCCGAGGCGTCCGCGCCCGAAGACGTTTCGGCCCCGTAGTTCGCCTCCCTCCGGAAGCACAAAACGTCCGTGTGCAACAGACCCTTCGCGTACCGATGCTCGACCGAGAACACCGGGTACTTTCCGCGCACGAACGCCGTGTTCTGCATGTCGGGTCTTTGGAAGTCTACCGAAACCATCGCTCCAACGGCCAAGGAGAGGTCGCCCGTCGTGCTGATTTTGATCCCGAAGTAGCACTCCCCCGCCTTCCCCCATCTCGCCTTCGCGGTGGAGTCCACCACGAACGAGTCGGTGTCCGCCACGGGCTCGGAAATCAGGCCCCCGAGTTCGGACCTCGGCACGTAGGGACCGAGCGCGGGGCCTCCCGCCGGGTTTGACGGTCCGGTTGTCTTCCGGTAGAGAACTTTTTGAAGCGGGTCGTATGCCGCGACTTGGTATCTGCGGCCCCCCGCACGATCTACCGGACCTCCGCGAAAGAACGCGGGAGCCTTGTAAACGCGGTCATCCTTTCCGCCGAAAACAAAGGTCTTGTTCACCGCCCCCAGGAAATTGATCGCTTGCATGTGAAGGACGCCGTTGTCGAACCAAAACCAAACGTCCCCTCTCCCGGCGGAGGTCGATGCGCCGTTCCAAAGCCGCGTCAAGAGCGAATGGTCCGTCTCGTGCAACTGATACCACGTTTTCGTGCCGAGCATGGTGTCCACCTTGGGGGTGAATCCGTAGTCGGCGCAAACCCGTTGCACGATGCTGTGGATGGGCGTCATGGAGAACGCCCGTGTCTTCCCCGTGATCGCCGTCTTCAAGAGCGCGTCTCCGCCGCGAAGGATCGCGACGAGCCGATTCCTCCGGTAGTCGGACCGCGTGGCGTCCACGTAGAGTTCCAACCAGCCCGTGGTTTCTCCTTCGTCCGACGAGGCACGGAAGCGGAGAATGTCCGTCCCGACGAGGTAGGGCTCCCACGTGCGCCAATCGGTGAGTTGAAGCCGCATCTCCCACACGCGGCTGTGCGAGAGGAGGCTGTGACGCATGTAGAACCGTTGGACGTTGACAGTAATGTCCAGCGGTCCGCTCGTCGCGAGGATCTCAAACTTGATGGGTTTGCTATCCACTACTCGTCTGCCTGTCTTGTGCCGCTTGGAGCGCGGCCATGACGTTTTCGTACTTCGGGATGATGAGAACGATGCCCACGGCCGCATCTCGCGGGGGGTAGTCCACTTGGTTCGCTTGGGCAATCGCCCAGAACAACTCGGGATCCCCGTACTCCTCGTAGGCGTACTTCATCAAGTCCCCCGCGTGCGCGAGATCGACGGAGATCCGCTTCTCGTCGCCGTCCATCCGAACGGCAGGGGGCCTCCAACGGCCGAAGAAAGCGGTACTCCCGTTCGCGTACAAGGGGGTCAACTTGTAAGCGGAGGAAAACGGGAGATCCAGTTTGTACGGTTCTCCGCTCATGCGCCCCCCGGAGGCGTAGCAACGGACACGTTCGCCACGCCGCTCATTCGCGTCACCCCTTCCTTGATCCTGTAGAAGTCAGGATAGAACCCCGAAACCCGTTGAAGTTGGATCGACACGCTTGCCGCGTAAGGTCGGGCCGAATTCGGGTGAAACGGGGCTTTCCACTTGACGATTACACCTGTACACACGCACCGAAGCGTCATAAAGGATCCGAACACGAGGAGCACGTACGGGGGATCGCCCACGTAACTCAGGCTTAAGCCCGGGGGCTGTTTCTGCCCCTTGGGGAAGGCGATGGCTTGAAGCCAACGAACCTTGGCCTCCATAGCCTTGAGGAGTTGCTCATCGTCTCTCGGATCGTCCTGGCGATCCCACAAACCCGCCGCGAACTCCAAGGTAATCGTGTATTCCGACCACCCGCCACCCGACCACATCCACACGAGCGGCTCCGAGGCACGTGTCTGGGTATCGGCACTCCACTTGGAGGAGTAGTTCTCCGCGATCCCTTCCTCCACGGGGAAGGACTCGAAACGGAGGGTATTCGCTTCGGTGGGCTCCTTCTCCAAGACGAGAGCGCACATCGTCGGCGGGGCGGGCTTGATGCTCGACAGTTCCGGCATGGCTTACAAGCCCTCCAACACGGGAGCCATGTCACCACCGTCCGAGTCGCCCTGATCCACGATTTTTTCGAGGAGCGCGACGGCCTTCCGAAGCATGTCGAGCGCCTCCTTGTCCAACTTGACTGGGCCTGGCTCCTTCACTTCCATCTTGGGCAGAACCCCTCCCAGGAACTTGGAGATCCCCTCTTTCGTGAGAGGCGTAATGACCTCGGGAACTTCGCCCACAGCCGCAATCGTGGGGGACGTAACGATGCCTCCCTTTTCGAGGTAGGGGATCCTCCCCACCCCGTATTCCTTTGCGAGCATGTCTCCGATCCGCCCGACCACGGGGAGGTCGATGTCCAACAGGGCGTTCACGAGGCCGATGACGTTATCATTGATGAACCGCTTCATCATGTCGATGGGGATGGTTATGGCGGTCTTCAGGGCGTACAAAACGTCGATCATTTTCTGCTTCGCCGCCGCAAAACCAAACCCGAAGAACGACACGATGGTGTTGGTCACGTGCTTGAACCACGTGAGGAAGTTCCCGAAAACGTCCTTGAAGACGCTGATGCTCGACCGAACGAGATACGTGATGTTTCCCCACGCCTTCTGCCACTTGGTAAGCACAAAGTCGAGCGCGATGCCCAAACCCTTCACGATGATGGAAGCGCCCTTCACGATGTTCTGGAAAAACGTCGCCGCCCCCGTGGCCTTCCAAAGCCATGTCACCACGTTCGCGAACGTCTTGCCCAAAAGGGCGTACACCCCGACAAGGATCTTCCCGTAGATGATGAGAGGGCTGATGGCGAACCGAAGCACCTTGAGAAGGATCTTCTGGTACTCCCACCACGCGCCCGCGAGGAACTTTGTGGCGGTCCAAAGACCCGTCACCACGGCGACCGCCGCCTTGAACCCGAGGACAAACGGGGCGATCATCACCTTCAGGTAGACCACGAAAACCTTCCAAAGAATCTCCCCTAAGTCCTTCAAGACCGACACGAGCCCGTCGAACATGCCTACCATCCAGGTGAGATAGGCTTCTACGGCCGGGTTCGCGAGATCCAAAAGGTAACCGACAACCTTCGCAATGGGATCCACGACAGCCACAATCGCCTTGGCGAGAAGGAGCCACACCCGCACCATCGAACTCATAATCTTCATGTTCATAATGAGCGTGAACTTCGTCACGAGGGCGACGAGTTTCACGAGGGGCGGGATCATCGGCATGAGGGCTTCAAGCAACTCAAAGGTGACCGTCACCATCTCCTTCATCAGATCCACGTTGTCCGCGAGGAGCACGACAAACAAGTCGGCGACTTGCTTGAGAACATCCACCAAGATCGGGCCGAACTTCATCGCCAAGTCTCTGAAGCCCACGGCGATCATGGTGATGATGGGCGTAACTTGCTCAAGGGTGTCCGCGAACAGTTTTCCGAAGATGTCGATGAGCCCCGAAGCGTTCTTGAGTTGTGCGGAAAGCGGCGTGAAGATGGCGGACACAACCGGGGCCAGCGCCTCCATCGTCTTGAGGATGAGGGAGGAAACGTCGGCGAAGATGGTCGTGGACCCGATGATCTCCGTGATCTGCCCCACGATGCCCGCGAGGATGTTGACGATGGGGGTGAGCACGGCGCTCAACACGGGAGCGATCTTCGTAGCGAGATCGTAGAACGTCTTCTTCAGAGGGGCGAACGTGGCATTCACCGTTCCTTGAATCACCTCAAGGAACGGTTGGAACGTGCCCTTCAAGAAGGAGAACAGTTCTTGAATGCCCTCGAAACCGAGGCCGAATGCCGCTCCCGCGAGGAGCCCTCCCGCCCCGGCTTTCGCGACGGATTTGAGCCCCTTCATGCTCCCGCGAAGGAAGGACATTTTCGTGCTGGCGGTATTGGCTTCGTCGCCCATATCCGACAACGTGCCCCGAGCCTCCTCCAAGTAGTCCTTCAACTCGTCCAGGCTCATCCCGAGGTCGAGAGCGGCCATGCGGTACTTATGGAGCGATTGCGGTTGCTTGACGAACTCCACGAAGTAACTGAACGCCATGCCGACTTTTTTGGCGTCCTCTTGGAGATCCTCCATAGAGGGGCGCATCTTACCCGTTTCCACCCGGATCTTGTTGAAGGCATCCCGAACCTTTTCGATGGGGACTTCCAGTTGTTCCGCGATGTTGAGGTACTCTTCCAACTGCCCCTTGCCGAACGCGAGTTGCTTGATCTCGTATTGGGTTTTCCGGAGCGTCTGTCCCATCATCTTGAGGTGCTTTTCCGCCGGGATGAGGTTGGCGGCGGAGGTCGAGAGCATGCTCAAGTACTTCCCCATCTCCCCGCCCCAAAAGCCCGCATGCTTGGACATTTTCTGGGTCGAGGCCCCGAAGGTTTGCATGCTCTTTTCGGTTTTGGCGACCATCTGCGTGGTGGAAACGGTCACGCCCTTGACCACGCCCTCGACGGTCTTCTCCATCTTCAGCACGACCCCGCTCGCAAGGTCGTCCGCCGAGATGATCCAACCGATGTTTTCGGTTACGTTCGGCATGTTACCGCTTCAACTTCGCAAGGGCTTCCCGGTTTTCCTGGTTGTCTTTCTCCGTTTTTTTGTTGAGCCGCGCAATGAAATCGTCCCGTTGCCAATGGGTCATCGCCGCCCAAGACTCGTAGGTTTGCCTCCCGTGAACCATCACATCGAACCGTTGCTGTTGGATGTCCTCAAGCCTTGGAACCCGTTGAACGAAAAAAGGAGCCATCCAAGGGGACCATCGCCGCGAACGACGCGCCACAATGGACGCACGCGAACTTCAGGGTCATGTCGTACCCGGTCTCCTTCTTCTCGAATTCCTCGTTGAGGGCGCGGAGATCCTTGGCGTACGCCTTCCGGACCCACTCCATTGCCTGGATCGGTTCCGTGTCCTTTCCCCGGATCTTGAGGATGTGCTTCGCGATGATGTACGTGTGGAACGGGTTGCCCGGGACCACCTGGGACTCCTCGCGTTGCTTGGCGTAGGCTTCCGCTTGGATGAAGTCCTTGATGCGGAGGAGCCTCCACGTGATGACATCCTTCGACAGGGGAAGCGGAGGCGTCTCGAAAGGTTCCTTGTAGAGGCCCGCCTTGTCCGGGTCGATGACCTTGCACTCCATCTCCTCGACGTTCTTGGAGACGCTCTGGAACTTCTTGCACGTGGGGCACTTCGGACGGAAGGAAAGGATCGGGTTGTAGGAGAACGCCATGATGTTGAGGAGAAGGGCCATCCAGTCGGAGACGAGGAGGTCTTCGTAGGGGAGCCCTTGGAGGTCCGTCACTTGGGCCACCACGTGGCGAAGAACGGTGGTGACATCGGACCCCTCTCCCGCGCCCGCGAGCAGTTCTTCTTGCTCCCCGCGAATGGGTTGGATGACGGGGGAGTACGCGGGACCGCGACCGTAGAGGAAGCCCCGAGAGGGAAGGAGGATGGGGCGGCTAAGACCGCCCACGACCGGACCCGATGCTCCTGAAGCGTTTTCGGTCATGGCAACGTCCTTTCAATGTTGGACAAAGGACGGACGGAGGGGGCCGGAATCCCTCCGTCCGTCCCAAAAGCCTCCTACAGTTGGATGGCGCGGACTGAGTCCACGCTGAACGAGATCGCCATCTCCGCCATGCTCCCGTCGCCCATCTCGACATCCACGCCGGGGCGAGTGGTGGGGAAGAGCCCGTACAGGTAGTAGCGGCGGAGTCCGGTGATCCCGTCCGAGCCGAAGAGCACGAGGTTGCCCGTCGTCTTGAGACGGTTCGTGAGCATCATCCTCCCGGTCTGCTCGTTGTAGACTTGGCGGAACCAAGTCTCCAAGACATTCCTCGTCTGGGAGTCGATGTAGTCGCGGAAGGTGCAACTCAGATCCCCTTGCGCGTCCGGACGGCCCGGGTAGTGGACCGTGCCGTTGAGGTACTCGATGGCGTGCTTCGGCACGGTGCGGCCGGGGAGCACCGCCGACTTGAGGGACAGGACGAGGATGTCGGAACCGCCCGGGAAGAGGCGATTGATGTTGAGTTCCAGCATCCCCATGTTCTTTTTCTGCTCGTTCCACCGCCCGGCGGAGAGCAGAAGGTGTTCCGCCGCGTAGCGATAAGTGGCAGGCATCGGTTGTTCCTCCTATGACTCGACTTTCTTCGTTCGGCCAAGGGTGATTAGCCCCCGACTTCCTCAAAGGACGCACCCTGCGAGGTGAGGATGGCGCTGATCTCGATCTCCTCCGCCGTGAGCGTGGGCTTGATGAAGATGTTCGCCTTGAAGATGTGGTTCTCCTGGGCGTCCGCGTCGTTGGTCGTCTCGTCGCATTGGACGCGGACATCGTTCATGCCCCGGTTGGCCGCGATGGGCTCCACGACTCCCTTGAGGAGCGACTCGATCTCGCGCCACGCCACATCGTCGTTCTGCTCGAACGGCATGATGGCGCACGCGGCGTCGATGGAGTTCTCCATCACGTTGAGCATCCACCGGATGTTCAGGCGGTTCCGCGAGGAGTTGGTGCGGTAGGCCGTTCGTTGCCCCTTGAGGAAGATGCCCCGATTCACGATCTCCACGATGGGGTTGACCACGTTCGGGTTGGTCTCCCTGATCGGGCACATGCGCTTCCGCTCGCCCTTGTCGGGGGAGTAGCGCACCGCGCTCCAATCGATGGTCCCCCGGCGCTCGCCCGCGATGGCGAACCAGGGGTAGGCCACGGAGTCCGTGTAGGCCGCGAGGCCGAGAATGTCGCCTTCCGGCGGCTCCCACACCTCGGCGTCCTTGTACTGGTCGTAGTAGTAGCCCCACAGCCCGGCCCAGAACACGTAGGTCGAATTGGAGGCCACGAGGAGCGGATAGGGCACCTTGGCGTTGACCGGGTAGACGCCGTTGGTGAAGTTGATGGAGTCGGTGACCGGATCCGAGGAGGACACACCCGGGAGATCCTCGCCCATCTGGGCGGGCGGGGTGAAGTCGGGCATGCTCCCCAGCCACACCATGCGCCGGGAGGAGCAAAGGCTCTCACCCGCGCTGTAGACCTGGCGGTGGTGGACGCCGGGGACGGTGAGGAAGTGGCACGGGACGCGGTCCGGGTCCGAGAAGAGTTGCATCCCGGTGTAGAGCGCCCCCACGTGCGCCCCGATCACATCGGCGTTGGTGAAGGCCCCCGCCATGCCGATGTTCTGGGTCACCGTCACGTTCGGCTCGCTCGTCGTCACGAGGCTTTCGAGTTGGACGTACTCCGAGGTGGAGTTCACATCCGTGATGAGGGTGGCGAGGTCTGCCTCGTTGTCGAACGTCTCGACGGCGACGGCCCCCGTGCCGGGGTTGAACATGACCTCAAACTTGAGGCCCGACACCGATCCCGCCGAAAGACGGCAGAAGAGGCCGTCGGTGATGACGGTCCGCTCGTTCCCGATGGGGCCGAGGTGGATCGAGGTGACATGGGCCAGGACGCGGGCCGAGGTGACGATGACCTCCGCGCCGAGGGCGGGGATGCCGAAGAACGTGACCGAGATCGCCCCGGTCCAGTAGTTCACCGTGCCCGTCCCGCCCGCGCTTCCGGTGAGCGTCCCGTCCGAGTTGTCGGTGAAGGTCTCCACGCCGTCCGTGACCGAGACGGAGCCCACGCGCACGGGCACCTCGTCGATGGTCCCCGAGAACGTCTGGAGAACGCCGTTCCCGGTCCCGAGGATCGTGACATGCTCGTAGAAGGCCCCGATGGTCGTCGTGAGGGTCGGTTGGGCCGTGAAGGTGATCGCCCACGCGCCCGTCTGGTAGTTGATCGTGCCCGAGGCGATGTTGTAGCCCGTGATGACTCCCGCGCCCGCGTCCTGGCCCCTGTAGACGCCCACCACGCCGACGTTGGTGGCGAGGTCGGGGCCGAGGGAGAAGACCACGTTTCCGGTCGCGGGGTCGAGGGTCGCGGTGAAGCCGCCCGTGTCGGACACGAAGTTCATCAGGCCCGTCGCCGCGACGAGGGTTCCGTTCCACGTGAAGGTGCGGAGGATGGCCGTGATGGTCGCCGTGATACGAAGACGGCACCCCGCCGCCGTGGGGCCGTCCTGGTAGACGGTCGCCGCCACGCCGAAGAGGGCCGGGAAGACGAGGACGGCGGGACCGCCGCCGACGCCCGCCGCCGGGGTGGAGAGAACGTGCGTGAACAGAACCTTGTTGGAACCGGGCATGACTCCGGGGCGGGAGAGCGTGCCCGAATAGATGAGGGTCGCGGGGAGGACGGAAGCCGCCGTCTCGGCCCAGCCCCTCGTCCAAGCCGCCGTGACCACGCCCACGGGGGCGACGGCGAACTTGAGGAGCCACGCGCCCGTCGCGTAGTTGATGAAACCGGACCCAGAAGCCGCCGGACCCGTGAGGTTGCCCTCGCCGTCATCGGTCCAGACCGAGGGGCCGGGGGCCGTGACGATGAAGGAACCGGGGCTCACCGCCATGCCCACGGTGCCCGTGTAGGCCGTGGCGACGGTCCCCGTGAAGAGGTTGGCCGTGTAGTTCAGCCGCTCGCCGATCCCGCCCGTCGAGGAGTCCTCGCTCGCGGTCGAGGCGAACGCGCCGTCGTTGCCCCCCGAGAGCCCCACCGGGACCAGTTGCCCCGTGACCGAGTCCACCGTGGCGTCGGGGAAGTCGGTGCCCGCGCCCGTGGCGAGCGCCACGGTTACGTAGGCATCGTTCGCCATCGCGGTGACCACGGTCGAGTTGGTCAGGTTGGCGTAGTTCCCGTCGTCCACGCGAGCGCCCCGGTAGTACACGTAGACATCGTAGGAGGTGGCCGGGCTCCCGTTGTGGACAACGGCGACCTGGACATCCCCGTTCGCCCACGTGCCCTTGGTCTTGGCCGTGAACACGAGGATATCCTTGTCGAGGGAGGCGTTCCGGAGGGTCGCGGTGGCGAAGGAGAGGAGCGTTCCCGCGACGCGCACGTGCTTCACTTGGTTGCCCAGGCGAAGGTAGCGGATGGCCGCACGGACGCTGTGGTGGCGGTCCACCGGGCGACCGCGCCCGTCCACGAGAGCGCCTTCGTTGGAATACTCTTCCAACTTGTCCACCTCGCCCCTCGCGGCCGGGCCGATGATTCCGACGATGGCGTTGGACCCCACCGGGGCGTACACGGAGAGGTCGATTTCCCTGATGCTGACATCACCCGGAATGTTCGTCGCCATGCCCTTACCCTCCAAGTTGGACGGTCAAAGTATCAAGTGTTTCTGGCGGAGTCACGCTTTCATCCACCAGCGAAAGAGCCAACGTGCGGGCGATCTTGAGCACGTACGGCACGTGGGGCAAGTCGAACCGCGCCTCTCCCGAGAAGGTCTTGCGAATCTCGCGATCCTGTCCCTGAGTCTCTAAATCGCTATTATCGGTCAGAGCCCCCATCATCTTCAACCACATTCTCGTTTCGCCCATGATCCGCATATGCTCGGGCATTTGATAGGGCTCCCGGTAGTAGCGCGAGTCCGCAAAGTTCATCGGAAGGGTGGTTTCGTCATCCCAAAACATGAAGTGAAGTTGCGTTTCGAGCAACTTCGCCTGACGGTGATCCTTGCACCAAAGGTCCGCTTGGACGAGCATCTTGAATGGCTTGGGAGCCCGCATGGACTTCGTGATCCCCAGCGTGTAGTCCGTATTGATGTTCCGAGCCCTCCCGGCGTTGAATCGCATGGGATCGAACTCGGCCCCCTCCGACCACACGGAGCACCACGGATACGGGATCCGCATCTCCTTCGCTTGTTCCAGGGACACCCGGCCGCGCTTGGCGAGGTAGCGACGGATCTCCCCGTGGGCGCGGTCCGGTCCCGCGTACACGACAGGGATTTCCTTTCCGCCCCATTTAAGGCGGGAGAAGAATCCCTTGATCGCTTCGTCCACCGGGGGAACCATACTACACCAGCACGTTAGCCAAGACTTGGGAATTGACACCGAACCCGGGTCCGCCAATCGGCCCTCGGAACACGTTTCCGACGACCGTGCAGTAATCAATCGCCGCCACCGTGGAGATGGGGGATGCGGCCGCGAAAATGGCCCCCGAATACGGCTCGACCACGTTGTCCCCGATCACGGTTCCGATCATGGATCCAGCGAGGTCGAAGCCTACGTTGCCTCCCACATCATTCATGCCTACGTAGTTGCCGTGAATCCTCCCATACTTGTTCGCTCCGTACCCCACGTTGACGACGTAAGCCCAAACAGCACCCACCCCGCCGATGACCCTGTTTCCCGAGAGGTTGAACTTGAGCCCGCCAAGTTGGATGCCCGGAGTGATCGCGGCCCCTATCCAAGACTCGATTTGGTTGTCCACGATCTCCGCGTGATCTGCGTCACACCAGATCGCCCCGAGGATGGAGGCCGCGCCGTAGAAGGCGTTGTGGAGAATCTTGGGCTCCGGGGCCAAGTTCGACACAACAAGCATCCCGCTTGAACCCGTGGCAATGACCTTGCAGGACTCCATGTGGAAGTACGCACCGCCGACTTCAAGGAAGTAGGCACCGGCCCCTGTGCCTACCGCTCTGAACGTGTTGTTGAAGACCTTCAAGTGTGTGGCCGAGTTGGAGACGTAGAGCGCCCTCTGGGGCATTCCACCCGCCATCTGCTCAAGGAAGCACCGCTCGATCAAGGCATCGGACGCATCCACTTGGAGGGTTCGTAGCGTTGCTCCGGTGGCGCGGAAGTCCGTCAATTTTGCCCGAGTAGCCGTGTTGGCGATCAGCACCTCAACGGCCGCAAGATCGTTCATGGTAACCGAGAAGTGATCGAGCGAAACATCGGCTCCGTTGACCACAAGCCCCGTTCCGGGGTTCATCGTGACAAGAGTCCCGTAGGTGTCTTGTCCCATGATGCGAACCCGCGTGGCATTGATTGTCCAAGGACCAGCCGCCACGGTGTACCCGGATTGCGTGAGCCAATAGGTGCTATCGTTGGCGTAACCAACCGTCGAAGGATCGGTCACCGCCGGGATGGCGAAGATGTTGAGCGGGAGACCCCCGCCACCCCCGGTCATGGACACCCAAGCCCCGCCATTCCAGTATTGCGGCTCGTTCACGGTCGTGTCGTAGACCACGGAGCCGAGAAGCGCGGCCATTGCGAGTTTCTGGGCCGTGGTGAGGAGCGGCACGCCGATGTGTCCTTCCACGATCCCGGCGCTCGTGATCTTGGCGCTTGAGTAGTAATACCCGGCGATCCAAGTGTCGGTCACCCAGAGCGTGATGTTCGGATCGGTAACCGAGGGAGCGACGAAGAAATTGCACCGATCCACCGACACAGGAACGAGGCCGTCCGACCCGGTGAAAGTCACGGGGCCGAAGAACTCGCATCCGATGATCGCCTGACTTACTCCCGACTTGAGAGCAAGCCCGGCCACGGGAACGTCGAACTTTGTGCATTGCCAGTCCAACGCCAGGAACCCGGTGGGATCAAGCCCCAAAAGATCGATGGGGCGCTTGATCTCGGCGCAATGGAGGTGGAAGTCGAAGAGCCCTTTTCCGACGATTTGGATCCCCACCGGGAAGTACGGCGACCCGACATCCCCAGGAACGAGGAAGTTGTCGTCGCGCACACCCATGCACGTGATCGAGAGCATCTTCCTCGTGGCGGCATCATTTCCGACGATGACGGCCGAGCGGACACAGTTGTCCTTCCCGTTTCCGTGAAGGAACAAGTCCACCGGATTGGTTCCAGGCCCGGGCTCCACCGCCGCGATCCCGCCGATCACCCGGCCTTCTTGGGCGATGCGAACTCCGCCAAGCGGAGGGCTCACGGTGCTCGCCTGGTTCGTCTCCTCGGCGTAGTTCACGAGGATGGCGGGGTGCGTGGGCGGGGGCATGGGGACGGCGACGATGGCCGCGAGAGCGGCGGCAATGTTCGCGTAGTGCCCCAGAGTAGGGACGGAGACCTCAAGAGGCGGCGATCCGATTCCGAGTTTGGTGTCGATTCCCTGGAGGTGCTCGTAAACGGATGGGAGAGGCGGCACCACGTAGTTTACGGGGGCGTAAGAGCCGCTGATTTTCGTATCGACACCCAACCGGGTCATCGTCACCGAGGGGTCTTGCGCCACGTAGGTCGAGTAGTCAGCGGAGAGCATCACAACCGCGAGTTTCCGCCCGAGGGAGTTGACGGCGTTCCCCACACCGACGCTCGTGGCGTGCATGGCGTGGAGCGTGATGAACTGGCTCACCGTCCCATCGGTCGATCCGTTCGCAAGCGATTGCGCTCCCCAAACCGATCCGAACGACCATACCACGAGGGAGTTGGTCTTGGTCGCGGGCGGCGTTCGATGATAGATTGCCTGTCCCGTCCCGGCGTGGGCGAAGTTGCACCCGTAGGCGAAGACCATGATGTTGTGATTGATGTCCGAGCCGTCCGCGCCGAGGCCGAGGATGGAACCCACCGCGAGTGCCCCTCCGTTGAGGTCGGTGTCCCACATCCAAACGTCCTGCGCTCCCCGCAAGTCGATGAGGACACTATCGAGGCCCCCGAACACCCCCGTGAAAGACACTCGGAGGCTCTGGGTCGTGAGGTAGCCGTTCTGGACTCGGATCGCCGGGGATGCGCTGTTGTTGAAGGTGAGGACGGGCCGTCCCTCGACCGTGTACGGAAGGCCGCAAAGGTGGACGTTCTTCCCCGTGATGACGATTTGATCGCCGGGAAGCGGGGAGAACGTCTGGGAGTCGCGCACGAAAATCCACAAATCCGTGGCGTTGGCGTCCGCCGCCCCGGCCACGAGGGCATCGTACACCGTGGCGTAGTCCCCGGGTTGCGTCCCGGCGTAGGCCAGGAAGATCCCACCCGCGTTCGTCGGGCGCTCCCACGCCGCCGCGCCCCCGGTCCAAAGACCATAGGAGGCTCCCGGGGTGGTCACGAAGAAGGCCCGCCCCTCCCACGCCGCCACGAAGGGGCCAGGGAGGGCCGCGCCGCTCTCAAACTTGAAGTTGAGGATCTCGTTCAAGTCGGCGTCGTGTACACCTGTGTGTCGAAGCGTCATTTTATCTTCCTCAACGCCTCTCGGAGCGCCTGCGCCCGGATGGTTTCACGGAGTTTCGAGTGCTTCTCCTTGACGATCTTCCACGCTTGCCGCCAATGAGAACGCGGCGGAAGACCGTGCGCGGCGGAGCCGTACTCCATGAGCCGGGCGAACCGATTGTACGGCATGCCGCTGGGTTTGTGGATCCCTCTCTTCATGCGGACATGCCACGCCGTGAGTGTTCCTTGCTTGACGCGCTGAACCTTGATCCCTCTGAGATACGCTCCGGTGGCGATCAAAGGCCGGGGATCGTTTCCCTCCCCGACCTTGCGATCAAGGTAGTCCTTGTCGAGTGGATACCGTGCATCGAAGGGGAACGGCAACCGACCTTTTGGAACCAGACCCTTCGACACGCGCTTGGGGAGTTTCATGCGCTTGAACACGAGGGGGTGCCCCCGAGGGTTTCCCGCGAGGATCTTGTCGAAGAGGAGGTCGCGGGCTTCGTGGGCCAGCACGTGAAGTTGGGGGGATGTGGCCTCGATTTCCGACTGAACGAGCATCGTCAAGAAGGGTTTGACCTCCTTGACGTTGTACGTCCTCTCGCCGACCTTCACGCTATGGATTACGCGGACGGACGCCATCGGCTCGCATCTCCTCGGGCCACTTCGGTTGCTCGGGTTCCTGTGCTTGGATCGGGACGGGCTTGCTCAAGTCCGTCGAATCGTGGACCGCCTTGTTCGCCATGCCCGTCCACACCATGTTGACCCTCGTCGGGCCGATGTGGCGGGTGGGCTTGAACAGTTCGTTGACCGTATAGATCCCGTTCCGCCATTGGAAGAGGTCGCCCGCGTGGGGGATGTACCCCTCTTCCGCCTCCACTTCCCACCCCGGCCTTCCCAGTCCCTTGAGGACGCCCGAGTAGTACTCTCCGATGCGGAGGATCTCGGCCAGCCCAATCCCCACCCCGAGGTCTACCTTGAAGTCCACTCCCGCTTTCGAGGGGCCTCGGGCGTTCGTGATCTCCCTGATGAAAAGGTGAACCCCAACGGGGTCGAAGTTCTTCCGGGTTAGGAGGTTCTCTTCCCCATAGATTTCGTCTTCCGGGGAGCCTTCGATGTCGAAACGCCAGAACCACACCCGGGGGATGTTCCGGATGTCGGTCTCGCGTTGGACCCCGAGGGCGGTCCGCACGAAAGCCGGGTATCTACGGGGCCAAGTCATCCCTGCTCCTTGATATTGTTGCTACCGACATTCGGTGACCACCCCTCCCGTCGGATCGTCTCGAAAAGGTTCCGCCAATAGACGGCCTTTTCTTCAAACCCCGTCCCCTTGAGGGCCGCGCAAACGCTTGCGCTTACTGGGGTTACTTCGGAAAGGAGGGTTGGGCGAGTCTTGGGGAGGCGGGAAAGGGTGGAATCTCGGCTCTCCTTGAGTGCAGATTCCGTCTTCCGGAGCCACGAGTAGAAACTCCGGACGAGCCCTTCGGGGGTCGCCATCTTTCGCTCCTCCCGCCGTCCTCGCCGGGGGGCTATGGATGCCCCCCGTAATCAAGTCCTGCGGAAGATCATGCACTTATTCTACGCGGGGTGTGGGTGGGCGTCAACAGCATTCGGGCCGCGCCTACGCGCCCGGGGGAATGATCGGCCCGACGCATTGTGGCGGGTCCGTATCGGGGGTCAAGCGCCCGAACGCATCCCGAACGCGGAAGAGTTGACCACTCGTTGCTTCGTTGCACGCTTGTTCCCTGTCCTTGAGTAGCCGAACTTCCGTGTCGTTGGCGAGGGCGTCGAAACCATTGCGCCCGAGCAACCAGTTCCGGATCCGGCCGAGTAAACTCATGGCTTGCCTCCCCGACCCGGGCACACGCGGCAATTCAACGAACGGACGACCTCTCCCTGCGCGGCCTCCACCCCACACACGGTTCTTTCGAGCCCCTCGATAGCGCGAGTGGCCTTGCCCACGGCGTCGAGAGACTCTCTCACGAGTTTTTGGGCCTCTGCCGCGCTCTCCTTCGCGTCGTTGGTCCGCTTCTCGCCCAAGTCGTTGACCGTCTTGTTGAGGGATCGGATGTAGACCACGAGGTAAGCGATGGCGGAACCCATGCACACCACCGTAACGATCCAGATCGCCCCCCAAGCGGTATCGCTCAAGGTTCTCACGGCGGTTTCGGGGAGTTCCATCTTGCCCTTTCAACGGCCCAAGGCCGCTACTTCGTTTGCAAAGTTCCGGACTCGGACACCTTGGAACTGTGGGGAAGCGCCACCGTGGAGGGAGCGGGAATCGCACTCATCACTTCGGCAATGGCCTCGGCCGGATCCCGGTATTCCAAGATGGAGTTCGCCAAGGAGCCGGGCGTTGCGCTGATGACGCGAAGCCCCTTCCGCTCGAAAACGGGCTTGAGTTCCTTCAACCGGGTCAAGGTGTTCCCATAAAGGCGCTGGTTCCACGCGATCTCGTCCGCCGAGAGATTCGTTTCCCAGGCGTATTGCTTCGCTTGCTCGATTTGGAACCCGCACCCCGCAAGGTAGACCGTCCGGAACCCGAGCCGATAGGCTAATTGGATGGCTATGAAGAACGTGTTTTTCCACCAGCACAAGTCGCGGTCCCGTTCAAGGAAGTTGCGGGGGTTGAAGCCTTCCTTCGTTCCGAAGAAAAACGTGTTGTGCCACAACTTCCAGGGCTTCCCCTCCACGACGTACTCGCGCCTACTGATGACGCCGAACTTCATTATGGTCGGATCGAGGAGGATGGACCGGGAGTAGCAATCCGGCTTGTCGCCGCCCACCCATAGGGTGGCTGGCACCTTCGTGGCGGCGTTATTTATGGCGAGAATGTGCGGCCTCGCCTTGCCGAGCAACTCGGCGAAGTCCGCGAGGACGGGCGCTCCACCCGCGATGAAGCACGCCCCGTCTTGGAACAGGTCGTCCATGTCCACCGGGAGGCGGACTCCGCTCTTCACGAAACGGTAGAACATGATGCCTCTGCTACTTGATCTTCCACCACCCGTAAATCCGCCTGAATTGCGAATCGGGGATGATCTCCATCGGGGGACCGAGATTGAAGGGCAACTCGACGAGGTTCACCGGGGAGAAACTGCCCGGCGCGGTCATCCTCTTCGTGTTGTTGATGCCAGGAGTGGTCTCGGCGAACAAGTACGTGGCGCACTTGCGGAAGTTGGCGAGTGCCGCCATGCCCATCTCGTTCGTCCAATGGATGAAAACGTCCTTGCAGATGACGAGATCGCACGGGGCCAACGCCTCGGTGACTACGTCCTTGACCTCAAAGGGGAAGTTCCGCCGCTTCCGGTCGATGATGTCGTAGCCACGGTAGGTGATTCCCGACATCTGAAGCGTCTTCACCCAATGGAAGTCCCCGCACCCGCAATCGTTGACGCGGCGGATGCCGTACTTCCAAAGGAGTTTCTGAAGTTCGGCCCGCATGACGGCGGTGTGCGCCAAGGTGGAGCCTTGCCCGCACGGAGTCTCTCCGCCCGACGACCACGACCGCTTGAACATACGCTTGAGTTCGTCCTTCGATGGAAGCGTCATCGTTTCATCTCCAGAACAAGTGTTCCCCCAAACTGCTCTACAGATCCCCACGCGGAGAGTTGCTCCCCCGTCCATTGGTGGCGATGCGTCTCATGCTCATTCCCGAAAACGTCCTTCTGCGGGATCCACCTCGCGGGTGTTGTGATGACCGCATGAGCCGCCTTTTCCTTGATTATATCGAGAAGCCTGCGGCCATCCTCAAAGGAAAAGTGTTCGATCACATCGGCGCACACTACGAGGTCGTAGGAGGCCAACCCCGGCAACACGGACAGGGCATCCCCGATGAACACGTGGTTGTAGGCCCACTCGTGAACCTCGGAAATGTACTCGGGGAACACCTCGATGGCGTCTATCTGAACCTTCCATGCCTCCTTGGGGAGCCTCCGTTGGTCGATGTCCGTGTACTCGCGGGCAAGAACGCCGAACAGTCCGCACCCGCAACCGATGTCGAGGACGGACTTCGGCTTCACTTTGAGGATCATCCACCCTATTCGGGTGAGGGCATCGGGGTACGAGATCGGCATTAGCGCGGGTTGTCCAAAAGCATGTTGAGGAACTCACTCTGCAACTCGCGTTGCAACACGGAGATGTCCGCATGCGTTTGCGCCCATTTCCTCCCCGCCTCCCCGATGCTCTTTGCGAGGTCGGGTTTGTCCAACAACTCCTCAACGCGGGCGCGGATCATGTACTCGTCGTCAGGGGCTACGAGGAACCCCGTCTTCCCGTCTTGGATTTGCTCGCGAATGCCGCCCCGGTTCTCGGCGACCACCGGAAGTCCTGCCGCGAGCGCCTCGGTGACCCCTCGGCACCAAGTTTCTGGGCCGAAGGAAGGGGCGTTCACGTAGACGAACACTTGCATCATCGAGAGGAACGCGGGAACTTTGTGCCACGAGGGAACAAGAGACATCAACTGACCGTTATCGTCCGGGTAGTACCGATTGGCACCGGGCATGACGAGTTTGCATCCTGTCTTTTGCGCCACGCTCAAGAGCACAAACGGGTACTTTTCCGGGCGCGTCGGCGTCGCAAGTTTCCCAATCGTGCGGTTGCTCGACCTGTTTACGCCCTTGTACTTCGCCGTCCGGATGCACGGCGGAATCACCTTCCACCGGGAGATGATCTTCTTGTCGATCATGCCCTGGTAGCATCCCTTCAAGTAGTCCGAAACGAATACGTGGAGGTCGGCCTTGACGAGGGGACTCACTTGGCTGTGGTGCCAAAAAACCGTGGGCCACCTTTGGAGCCAACTCCACGGAGCCGGGCCGTCAACGTGCGCCCCGCTGATGTTGTGAAGCACGACGATGGCGGGGGAAAAACTCTCTACCACTCCCTCCGTCAACGGCCCGAAGAAAACCCGAATGCCCTCCGAGTGCAACATCTGAATCGCATCACGGTCCGCTTGGTCCCGCACGTGGAGGGCGATGTGCGTGAATTGGGGGAACGCCGCCGCGAAGTCCGCTACGAAGGTGGGGACTCCACCCAAGATGCAGACGTTATGAACGTGGAGCATCACGTTGCTCATGGCGTTTCACCACTTGGTGATGGAACTCGTTTGCGCCCCGGTCGAGAAGTCGATCATCATTCTCGCCGACTCCGACTGGCGGTGGTAGACATCCGAGTCGCCCGGGTCCACTTGGATCGAGGGGTTGAGGGTCCACACCTTGCCCATACCCTTCACATCGGGCCGGGTCCACCATTTTCCTTTCCCGCTCGACGCCCCGTAGTAGGTGTCCGAAACGCCGCACCCCTCCAGCGAGCACATCATGGCTCCCGTGAAGAAGTAGTCGAACATGGCTTGCCCACCGGCCTGCGCGTCGAGGATGATGCCGCTCGCGGCCACATTGATCCCAAACCCGGCGCGGAGAGAAAGCATCTTGACGGCACGAGCCGCCCATTGGGCCTTGGGCTCATAGTTGACCGGGGGATTAGTGTAGGAATCCGTGTTCACGAGGAAGGATTCCATGAGATACCAGTCGTTGATGCCGAGGCTCGACGCCGTGAGGCTTGGATTGTAGGTCGCGTTCGGGTACGACGGATCATTGGCCGTTCCTACGGCGTGATCCATGTTCCAGCAGTTGGCGAAGGCCACCATGCCTTGACCGTGGACGTAGTTCACCCGGTTGTTCTGGTCCGAGCGGTGGCTCCCATAGTCGTACCCGTACTTGTCCATGAAGATCCCGTGGACGCCGACGGTCTTCCATTGCCCGGTTTTAGTTTGGAAGTTCGCCAGAGTCTCGGTGGTGTCGATGTAGCCGAAGATGAGACATGAGGGATTGAGTTGCTTCACCCGCGCCACGATGGCGCGACAGTTGGTGTAATCGCCGTGGCCGGGGTCTTGCAAGCCTGCCCCGAGGACGATGAGCCCATACCGGGCAAGATCCTTGGAGACGGCCTCGTTGTTCCAGTAGGCGTTAAACCCGGACGGCCACCCATAGAAGATCATCATGTCGCGGGGGCGCGAGTAGGAGCCCTCAAGCACTTGCTGGTTGTGCCACCCAAGTTTCCCGTGGATCGTCTCAAGATTGGCGATCCGGTTGGCGTGCTCGACACCCCAGCCACCCGGCCCGATGATCGGTTGGAAGTCGGGAACGTGGAGAGGGTTCTCATCGTCGTTGAAGATTTCACGGCGGTTGACGAGCGGCTGGATGATCTCGAACGGCCCGGAGATTCCGGTTCGCGCATCGGTCGTAGTAACTCCACGCTTGAGATAGTGTTCGATGTCGTTGTCAGGATAGTCGTAGGGTTGCCCGTCGTGAGCCGACACAACTCCGTCGAGCGTGGTCTTCTGCGCGGGGGTAAGATCGGGAGAATAGACCATCGTGAGTGCTTGGGTATCCTGAACCCACGAAACCTGGGCCGGGTATGGAAGGCCCTCGTCAAGAGACTCCCGCGTGAGAGCGTCCACATCGACAAGGGGCTTGGTGTAGTTGTACGTCGCCATTACTTGCTCACTCCACTCGATAGAACTCAAGTCTGACATTCTTGCTTTCTACCGTGGCCGCGTTGTCATCGATGCAATGAGCCCATGTGAAAGAGTAGTATCCAGCCGCGAGCGTCAAAATCTTGAAGCCAGCGGCGAAGTAGTAGTCCTTTGTATCCTTTGCTTCTATGTTGTACTCGCCTTGGACTTCAGAAGTTCCAACCATTTTGATTCGGTAGTAGCACTCGTTAGAGATTGAGTTTGGGCATCGAATCTGCGCCGAATACTCAAGTTTGTATTTGCCAGCGGGGACGAATCCCGCGTTAAGGGTGAGCACATCCTCGTAGGTCGGGTATTCGCTTGTGCTTTGATTGGACCCTATCGTTTCTGCATCTGCGTGGTAAAGCCCGTACACATTGGTTGGCGAGGGCGGCGGGGTGTAGACGCCGCCGACAAGGTTTCCGCTTGCTCTGAGATCGAGCGCCTCGATGAATCGGGCTTTTGGCGTATTCCCATAAACCGCGCTGGTCTGGAAGATGATCCGCCAAAGCGCCTTGGTTTCCTGAAAAGGGATATTCGGAAAAACAAGGGATTCGAGTTTGTTATTGTCTCGCGCACCGTTGAGCGTGGTGTCCTGTCTCTGCCCGAGAACGGCGATGACTGGAGTGTTCACATCGTTCGTCGCAAAGAGGAACATTGCAACGTAGTTTCCGTTCGTGGACGCATCCGGCTGGGACCACGTTCCCGTCGTGTTGAGGTTGTAGCGAATTCGATTCGTGCCCTCGTAGACCGGGAAGGTGTTCGCCGTCTTCTTCCGCCACACCGGGCTCGCACCGTCCAGATAGAACACGGGGACGTAGGCAATCGGGGTGAGTTCTTGCGGGCTCCCATCCACGATATTGATGGGGAGATCCTCGTCGTAGCATTGCCCGTCGGAAAGTGAAACTTGGGCGTGCGAAGCCAGCGAACCGTCTCCAACGGTTCCGACAAGGGCGAGCCCAGACGCATAGCGAGTTCCGACCGTTTTGTGGAGCATTTCGTGGGTCATGGAATCCATGACCGTTCCGTGCCGCTCGTCCCCGAGGATCAAAGCAACGTCCGCCGCCGCGTTCCAATAGATGAATGCGACGGGAACGTGTTGCTGTAGGTTCCAAACCGTCTGACTCGCCGTCAACACGCCGCTCGCATTGAAATAGAAGAACCAAGTGCCTTCCGTGTCGGTGATGTCAACGTATTCCGTCTGCTTAATCAGCAAGGAACCGCCAACATACACGCGGAACTTGGTCCCGGTCGGAGTGATGGTGAAACGCCGTTGAGCGTTGCTGAAGGAGATTGTTGTTTCCGTTTTGTTGGGGAAGCGGTGCGGGGCGTTCATTGGAGCCGTCCCCGCCTCGAAATACTCCAAGAACTCGTCAACTTCGGCTACAGGAATGTCCTTGAAACCGTCGTTGAGGACGAGAAGCCCCGCGTTGCACAACGTCCTCAAGTTCTCTGATTGAAGAACGCGACGGATCTCCCAAAGAGTGCCGAAGGACTCTTGGGAGTACCCCGCGATGGTGATCCCCAAATCACTTATCGTCTGTGACGAACCACCACCGTTCTTTATGATGATCGGCTCAAGCGCCATTAGAACTCCCACTCGGCCAGAACGAGCACCTTGGAGAACGAGGAAGTCCCGGCCCCCGCCGTGCGAACAATCCTAACGCCGATTGATGTTCCCGCCGGGGTTGCCGCAGGAACAAGGGCGACCGTCCTCGCGGACTTCACGCCAATCGGGAGTGCGAGCGAGCCGATGACCGCAGGAACGCCATCGGGATTCGACACTACGTCGATGCTATAGGCCCTCGCGGCGTCGGCAGTATCGACGCGAACCGAGATGCCTATCAAGTTTGCTTGCCGCATGAGGTCGAGGCCGCACGACAAGCACGAGATCCCGTCCATCGCCCGCAAATAGGCAGTTCCGCCAGCAGGAACGGGGAGGCCCCAACCCCACTCCAACCAAACCTTGTGCTTCTGCGGCCCGGTGTCTCCGGTGTCTCCCGTAGGCCCGGTCGGCCCCGTTCCTCCCGTGTCGCCCGTAGCGCCCGTGCCCGTATCGCCCGTCGGCCCGGTGGGTCCGGAAGGCCCAGTAGGTCCGGTCGGCCCTTGCGTGCCCGTCCCAGTCGGTCCCGTGGGTCCGGAGGGGCCTGTGTCGCCCGTGTCCCCCTTGGGTCCGGTCTCCCCGGAAGGCCCCGTGTCTCCCATATCTCCGGTCGGCCCTGTGGCTCCCGTATCCCCCTTCGTTCCGGTGTCGCCCGTAGGCCCCGTGGGTCCGGGGTCGCCTTGCGTCCCCGTCCCAGTCGGCCCCGTAGGACCGCTCGGACCGACATCGCCCGTGTTCCCCGTCACTCCCGTGGGGCCTTGATCCCCGGTCGGCCCGGTGTCTCCCGTGGGTCCAGTCCCGCTCGGCCCGGTGGGTCCGGTGGGTCCGGTATCACCGTTCGTTCCGGTGTCCCCTGTGGGGCCTGTGGGGCCTTGCGTCCCGGTTCCCGTGGGTCCGGTAGGCCCGGTCGGTCCCGTAGGCCCCGTGGGGCCTTGCGTGCCCGTTCCCGTGGGTCCGGTCGGCCCAGTAGGCCCTGTGGCTCCTGTGGGACCGCCGGGAAGGCCCGTAGGCCCGGTGTCGCCTTCAGGACCAGTATCTCCCGATTCGCCTGTGGCTCCGGTCATGCCCGTGGGTCCGGTGGCCCCCGGAGGGCCTGTCGGCCCGGTGCCCGAAGGTCCGGTCGGTCCCATCGGCCCCGAAGGCCCTGTGTCGCCCGTAGGCCCCGTCACGGTGTCTCCGGAAGGCCCGGTATCCCCGGTGGGGCCTGACGGACCCGTGCTCCCCGTGTCGCCCTTGTCGCCCGTAGGCCCCGTGACGCCCGTAGGGCCTGTCGGACCCGTGGTGTCGAGCGGAGACCACACGGTCCCGCTCGGGTCGGAGTCGCACACCCACCACTTCCCGCTCGCCGTGTCCTGATAGCGTTGACCGTAAATGCCTGTCACGGACCCGTTCGGGGATCCGTTTCCGGAGACGATTTGTAGCCCGGTGTCGTGGTACTGGATGAACTCATCGACGGCGGCGACCGGAATGTCGCTCGTCGTGTCGTTCAAGGTCAACGTCCCCGCCCCGGCGAGGGAACGGAGGTCCGTTGACCGAAGAGCCCTTCGGATCTCGTCAAGCGTCGTTAGCGTTTCTGACGACGCCGCCGGGACTGCGAAACCGAGGTCGGGAATCGTTACCGCCGCTCCGCCGGGATTCTTGATAATCAGCGTCTTGAGTGCCATCGTCAGTTCCTCATTCGCACAACCACTACGATGTTGCCGAAGATCGAGCGGCCCACGGCCGCATTTGTCTTACTTATTCTAACACCCCATTCGGTTCCGCCAGAAATGGTAACTGCCAGGTCATCCCGTCGAGCAAAAAGCGCGTTGACGAGGGCAAGCGATCCCTGGATCACCGGGGCACCACCGCTCGGCCCGGTCACCACCTCGATGTCGTAGTTCCTCGCCGCGTCAACCTTGTCAACCCGTACCGAGATGCCCGTAAGGACTGTATCCGAGATGGCCGTAACCCCGGCCGCGAGGCAATTCACTTCGCCTATTTCGAGGTAGAGCGCCCCACCCGCCGGGACACGAGTCCTCGCCGTGAAAACGAACTCAACGTCATCGGTTCCCGGCCCGCCGCCTGGAAAGAGTTTCTCAAACGCCTTCTTGATCGTGTCCTTGGGCACGATTCCGAAGAGGGCGTTCGTTGCCGAACACGGAAGGGAGTGGCCCCCGATTTGGGGGGACACCCACCCGCGCAAAAGGTCACCCTCTGTAACGGGCGCATAGACGGGCCACGGCATATCACGTTACCCGATGAGCCTCGGAGGCGGAACCGACTTGAGCGAACGCTCCAATCGCTCCCTGATCTCGGCGATCTCCTCCTTCGACTCAGCACGAAGCGTGTCCGCGTCCGTCGTGATCTCTCCTTGCGCCCCGGGGATCGAGCCGTACTTTCCGAGGATGCGGGCCAAGAGAAACTTGGCGTGTCCTACGCACAGTTTCTCGAAGTCCTCCTCTTGTTGCGGCTTGATGTCCTCAAGCGTCACTTGCTTGAGGATGAGCCCCATGACCTTCACGGCGCGGGTCGGAGTGTAGATGTAGAGGAGTTGCTGGGTGGGCTCCCAGTACCAATCGGGAGACTCCCCCGCGAACCGCTCCATCCGCCGCTCGGCCACGTGCAACTCGAAAAAGAGACGAGGGCCTCGGATGCCCCACCGCATTTCGTAGGTCGAGGGCATGACGTACGGGCGGGTCTGCGGGTCGATATCGTCAAACACTACGTCAACGATGCCCGCCAAACCCACGTTGGGGAAGGAGATCACGGCAGTCTTCGTCGGACCAATGATCCCGAGATTGAACCATTGGGAGAGGGGATTGTGCTTCGTGTAGAGTTGAAGAGCCCGGCGGATCGCCATGTCGATCTGGCGGTCGGAGAGTTCAACGTCCACGCCCTCGTCGGCGAGGTCGTCGAGGATGCGCCGTCTCATATCGGCTCGGTCTACCATCGCGGAGAATCCTCCCCGTTACGACAGCCCGAGTTCCTCGGCGATCCTCTTCACGAGAGCGTCCTTGGAACCCGCGTTGTCGAGGCCGAGTTCCTTCGCCATGTCGGCCAGTTCGCCCTTCTTCATGGCCTTGAGTTGCGCCAAGTCCTTCGGGAGGGAGTCCGTGTCCTCCTCTACCAGCGCGGATGCGAGAACACCCGCCTCGGCCTTCTTGGGCTCCGGGGGCGGGACTGCGGCGGGCTTCGGCTCGGGGGCCGGGGTGGGTTTCGGGGGCGGGTTTGGGATGGGCTTCGCCACGACCGGGGTCGGTGCGCTCACCGGAACCACAGGCTTCGGGGGTTGCGGCTTGGGGGTCGGAGGAGGGGGAGGCGCGACGGGTCTTGGTTCCGCGTAGGGCACGAGGCCGTAGCCGACGAATTTCGCGTAGTGCGGCCCCACCACGACCTGACCCTCGGAGAGCGTGATCGTCCCCCCGTTTTCACGGGGGAGGACGAGGGCTGTCTTCGTGCAGATGTACTTGTGCGCGGCCATCGCGACCTCCCTTCCTCCGAGACCACAAAACCGTCGAGGAGACTACTTCTTTTCGTCCCCCGCGTGGGGCCGGGCCACGTTCTGCGCTTCGGCGAAGCGGTCGAGGGGGCTCGATCCCATGAGCGTCTCCACGGGATCCTTCGGCTTCTCCCCGCCCGCTTGAAGCGCCTTGGCCTCCTTCACCCAGTCGGGGTACTCCTCCTTGTGACGGATCCGCCGCATCTTTTCGAGGGCCGTGAGGCGCTTGTCATCCACGAGGCACGCCCGCATGAGCCCTTGGGCCTTGCCGAGCATCTGCTCGTAGTACGCCCCTTGCACGATGTCCCCTTGCTCCACCCGTTGGGAGCCGCCCGCCGCGTCTCCCGTCCGTTGGGGCATGACGATGGGGGCGGTGCCCGCATTGATGAAGAGGTCGTAGGGGATCCCCCTGACCTCGGCCAACTCCTTGGCGGTCATCTTCGCCCGCTTCTCCGCCGGGATGTCATCCCACCTGACTCCTGCCTTGGTTTTTTCTTCCTTCGCCATGTTCCCTTCCTCCTAAAGCGTTGCCTATGACTTGCCCTTCTTAGCCGCCTCAACCTTCCGGACAGGCTTAGGCGCGGGCATCGTTCCCTTCTTTTGGAGGGATTCCATGAACTCCTTGCAAATGAAGGAGAGGACTTTCCCGTCCGATGTATCCTGTAGCAATTCTACCGCAATACGGTATGCCTTATCAATCTCCTCGTTTTGTTTCGCGGTAACCGTGAAGGCCCACGTGTATGCCGCCACGTTGTCCATGTCTGCGGGCTCTCCCGGGGCGGGGGCGAGCCCCGGATTCAAGTCCACGTTGTCGAGCGCCAGTTTCGAGATGAGGTTGTCCACCTCGGAGGTCGTGTACCCCGTTTCCGCCACGATCTCCTCGGCGCTGATGTGGAGATCCTTGACCATCTTGCTGACGAGAGATCGGAAGAGCACA